TGATCTCTTTTTCATTCTGTTCTATCTGTCGTATTTTATCTGTTCTAAGTTTTGCTTTCTCACTTTTACTTTCGTTAATATACTTGTTAGACAAATCATACTCTGTTTGTGTAACCTCAAACTTATGTGAAACTTCTCTAGTCTCATCCACAATATTTTTTATATGTGTCTTTACAATCATATTCATGAGAGAAAAGATTTTAATATCTAATATCTCCTCAACAACTTCTCTTCTTTTTGCAGACTTGAGTTGCATGAAAGGAGCCCATGATGCACTACCAAGTATTACCACTTGTGTAAAAGAACTGTAGTTTAGTTTTAGAATCTGTTGTTCTAATACTTTCTGATAATCTCTAGAATGAGCTTCTTGATTGACTAATCTATCGTCACAGTAGATTTCAAACTTGTTAGGTTTAATACTTCTAAAAACTCTGTACTCTTTTGTTCCAATCGCAAAAGAAACCTCAACCTCAGTTCCAGTATTATTTACAGAATTTACAAGTTGGTTTTTACTAATAACTCTAAATGGTTTACCAAACAAACCAAAACACATTGCATCAAGTATTGTAGATTTACCAGCACCATTATCACCAATAATAAGAGTTTGGGAACTATTATCTAAATCAATACTTATACCAGTGTTTCCAGTAGATAAGAAGTTTTTCCATTTCACATTCTTAAATACAATCAAACTGGAACTCCTCTAATCTCTGTCGCACTAATACTCTCAATCTCTTCACTAAACTTTTCTTGCTCAATTTTATATCCTACATCTCTACCATATGTAATATTCACTATGTTAGGAACATCCATAATAATATAATCCTCTCCGTAGACATATCCTTCCTCACCAAGTTTAATTTTTATCATATCTCTATTATGATACTGTTCTCCAGTATCACGAACCATTATTGCAACTTGGCCAGTCTTTTTATGAGCTCGTTTAAATAATTGTGTATGTCCATCGTGCCATGGTTGATACCTTCCAAGCAGTTGGACAGTTGGTCTTCTGTTATCCATTTAGTAATCCTTATATCATAATGTTCTGGCGGTTCAAAGATATTATCAGTATCCTTATACTCACTTTCTTTGTTTATATCCATCCAGATTACAACCTCTGGGTCAAATATTCTTCTATGTTCTTCAGTAGGACAGATGAAAGAACTAATACTAAGACTATCTTTAGATGCTAAACTATTCATCCTATATGCTTGTCTTATTCTACCACCCTCTGAAAAATCCCAATCTTTATATATCTCACGAACTACATCAGCATCCCAATGTGGAATGTGCATCAGTTTACTCATCCGTGACGCTAACCAAGTTTTACCATTTCCAGATAAACCCATAACTAATATTCTTCTCATAGTTCTAAATCTTGTGCCTCTGTATAAAGTGACTTCATAATATATTTTAATCTTTTCTTATTTAAGTCTATAGGTAAATCCTCTATGTATCTATTTAATATTGTCATAGTATCTTGAGTTCCTTCAACTATTTCATCCGACACATTGTTTGCATTGAGTTCTGAAAAGTCCTCTACAATCTTCACATCATGTGCATCTGCTTTCAATAATTTTTCTGTAAACTTATCAAATTGATATAAATCTTTTTTATTTACTACAATCAGTTTTACATATTTTTCTGCATACTGTGTAAAATCATGGTCATCATAATCTCTCATAGAATCATCATAGTATATTTTTTGGAATATATTAAGATTGTTTTCTATCCTAGTAAGTTCTCTAGTTTCTGTGTCAAAGATATGAAATCCTTTTGGACATCCGTAGTCACTCCATGTCATTTGATATGGTGTGCCCAAATAAAATACTTGTCCATCATCAGACTTTTTATGAAAGTGTCCAGAGAATACTGTGTCAAACTTTGTAAAGTCTTTTTTATCATATCCATTTTCTGATACATGTCCACCATGCATTTCAAAACCTTTCAGTTCTAAATGCGACATGCAAATAGTCGCTGGTGTTTCATCAATCATACCAAAAGAATATATTTCATTTTGTGGATTTATCCAAGGTAACATGAGAATAGGTAATCCATCAAACTCCACAGTTTCAGCCTCTGGATAGATTTTAAATCTTCTTTGTTCTTGTCCTATCAACTCTTGTAATGAGTTTATATCATTTGTATTCTTAAAATAGATATCATGATTACCAACTAACATATGTAAATCTATCTCTAGAGTATTAAATGGTAGTAGAAATCTTTCTCTAAAATTTTTCGCTGTTCTATAGGAAACAAACTTTCGTCTGTCCATGACATCACCTAAGTGAATACAATTTTTAATACCATGTTGTTGTAGGTAAGGAAAAAATATTCCCTCATAGAACTTGTAAAAGTATTCATCAAAAAATATATTATCATTCCGAGCACCGAAATGAGTATCAGTTATTAGTGCTATCTTCATTATCTCTCTTTCGATAAACCTCTACATATGCATCACAGTTTGGACATGAA